ACGCTTGTAGTACCACACACAAGAGGAGATAATACACTAGTACTACCACAAACTGTCGCACCACAAACTAATGTCGTACCATGCACTGTTGGAGTACAAACTTTAGTAGTACCACAGACTAATGGAGAAGCTAAGCTAGTAGTAACTGTAACTGCACTAGGCAATCCAACTGTAATAGTTTGATTAGATGAGCTAGTTTCAATTTCATTTGCTGTACCAGCTATCGTAAGTGATTGAGTACCAAGGGCTACCGTACCTGTACCAGAATCACCAGCAGTACTTACAGTCGTTGAAATTGTCGATGTAGATACACTTGACAACCTACCATCTTCTAAGACAGTAACAACTGGAATCGCTGTCGTACTACCATAACTACCAGCAGTCACTCCTGTAGCAGATAATCCTAAGCCTGTTATAGTATTACCTTCTGCAGCGGCTAAACTAGAACCGGTAAGTGTTGGTACTGTTGTATTTAAAGCTAACGATTGTACATAGTTACCAGTAGTCTTAGTCCCTAATGCAACAGCATCATCGGCAATATCTAAAGTAACTGCCGCGGTCTCTGAGCCAGAATTCGCTACTGTAATTCTACTACTACCTGCATCCGCTATTGTAGCAACATAATTGCCAGTAGTATCTGTTCCGAGGGCAACACTATTAGCTTGTATGGTTGCAGTTAATGTCTTTGTCCCATCTAAATTATCTAAAGCAACAGAGCCACCTAAATCACCTGATAATGAAATTGTAGCATTAGTTGTTAGGGCATCACCAGCTCCGCTAAGAGCAGCAGCACTTAGACTAGTTGTAAAATTACCAGTAGTACCTGTTATGTCTCCTGCTAATGTAATATCATCATTAAATGATATAGCACTGCCACCCGTCTTTGAATTAAATGCATCAGCATATACTGTACCAGTAGCGCTAACGTTACCTGATACTGTAAGAGCTTCGTTTGGTGTAATAGTACCAACACCAACACTACCTCCAGTATAAAAATTAGTAGCTGATAATAACGGTGTTGTTACACAACTCGAACTAATAACAATAGGAGTGTTAACACTCGTTGTACCACACACAAGAGGAGATGTAACACACGTTGAACCATTTACAATAGGAGAGCAAACACAAGTACTACCTTTAACATAAGGCGTACAAACAGCTGTAGTGCCACATACTAATGGTGAATCAACACAAGTACTACCGCCTAGAATTGGTGAACATGCTTTAGTAGTACCACAGACTAATGGTGATGTAACACAAGTTGCACCATTCATAATACCACTAGCGCTTACGTTACCTGAAACTGTCAACCTCGCGCTAGTATCAGTTGTACCTAAACCAACATTACTACCATATGGATTTAAAAGTAATGGCTTAGCTGTACTTGAATTTGTAGCACCATCTGTTACCTGAATTATAGCACCACTAGATGCCTCGGCAATGTATAAACTATCAGTGTTAGATGAATCACTCTGGAACTGCGCAGTAGAGTTAGTGTCAAGCTCAGCTAGAGATGTTGGTGCGGCTGCTGGTCCTACTACATGTAATATCGAATTTGCTGTAAGTGTACCTATTCCTACATTACCAGCGTTACTAATATTTAAAATATTTCCGCTACCTGTAGCGAGTTTGAGCGCGTAGTTTGTGTTACTTGTTCCACTATTCTCGATCAGTAACCCATTGACATTGTTAAGGTTAGCGCCTGTACCGTTAGCAGCTGACTTAACATGAAGTTTTGCTAAAGCAGTATCGGTGTACGATGCTCCGTTAAGGAGTGTATCACCTTTAATCTTTAGCCCATCTGGTACAAAAAATGATTTCTTAGCCATAAGTTTCCACTATCCACTTACCTAATTATTTAATAAAAAAAGAGGCCGTAAAGACCTCTTCATCAATGTTAATAAAATTAAATCTCTTTAAACACTTAACATTGTAACTGATCCGACAAACTCAGCAGTAACACCGACTCCATTCGCTACTCTAATTTCTACATTACTCCCAACAATCTCTCCAGTATATGTACCGATTGCATCACCAACACGAATGGTACCATATTCTGTAGTATATACAGATGTACCATTGTGAATGTATAACAATTCAGTTACATCCATATGCCCACCAGAAGCAGCTATTGCTTGTAAAACTACTTTTCCTGATCTATAAGTTGCAGTTGGTATAGTGAGAAGAGCGGCCGAGGCACCGGTTGTAATTGTTGCACTGGCAGCTTTATACGCTGTAGTATTATTATTAAACTCAACAACTGTTGGAATACTAGGTGACGCAGTTGAAACTGTACCAATACCAACAACATTATTAGTTCCATCAACTCTTACTAAACTAGAACCAGCAGCAGATAACGTAATTAAATCTGTAGTAAATGATAGTTTTGTATCAGTATCTCCAGAATGAACAATATCATCGGATAACGTTAAAGTACCAGCGAGGTCAATATCATCATTAAAGTCAATTGTACTGCCGCCTGTTACTGAATTAAATGCATCTGCGTATATAATCCCGGAAGCGCTCAACGAACCATCAACTGTTAATCTACTAGTACTAGCATTATAAAATATATTAGCATCAGTCTTAGGCAATAAGTCACCAGTAGCACTCTCAAACATTCCAAGATATGCTTTAGTGTTTGTAGTATCAGCAACTACTATCGTTGTAGGAACAATAGCTGCTGTTCCATCAAAACTAACACCACCAATATTCCTAGCTGTTTCTAATGCGGTCGCTGTAGCAGCATTACCTGTTACCTCACCAGTAATATTACCAGTGATCTGACCACTAGCACTTAAAGTACCAACAACAGTTAATGTGTTATTAGGATTAGTTGTTCCTATACCAACACTACCACTATTAATTGTTAACCTATCAGACAATGTACCAGCGGACATTGTCTTAAATGTCAATCTACCGTCTTCGGTACCATTTGTAACATCAGTTATTTGACCAAGTATATGAGCATAATTAGTTGCCGCTGCTGCGCTGTTAGTTCCTGTAAAAAAGATATTACCAATTTCGTCATTATCAGCTGGTGAGGCACTATTGCGCCATAATTTTAAATCCGGGGAAGCACTAGCACCATCATCAGTAGATGTAATTACAAAATTGTTTTCAGTAGCTGTTGTAGTAGAAGTAACAGAAGTGTTTAATGTAGTATGAGTACCGGTTACTGTTAGATTACCAGGCAAACTAACATTACCAGAACCATCAAAAGTAAGTACAGTATTAGCTCCACTATCCTTAACATCATTACCAGTTACTGTCAGGTCACCACCAATAGAAACATCTGTAGTACTTAATGTAATTGCTGTACCGCCGCTTGATTTAATATCATTACCCTGTACAGTTAAATCGCCAGCGAGAGTAACATCACTTGCCGCACTAAGAACACCTGCACTAGTAATTCGTAGTCTCTCAGTCCCACCTGTATAAAAGTATAATGTATCTTGATCTCCACCAGGGGTCAACTCAGGAAGAATTTTAGTATCTTGATCAACGTCAATTACTCCACCTAAGCCTGTCCAAGTACTATTCGCGTAACCCTCAAATTGACTAAGAGAAGTATTAAGACGAATGAACCCATCGGTGTCCGGTGGGCGTTGTGCTGTTGTTCCTACAGGTACTCTAAGACCTCCGACACCAGTAAAGTTACCAGAAACTGATAATAAAGACGTAGCACTTAGGCTTGTTGAGTAATTACCTACTCCTGCAGTAATTGTGCCAGCATTATCTGATCCAACAATTAGACCATTTTTTATACGAAAATCCTTAAGGACAGGCATATAAGTATTTAATATCTAAACGGTCTATAAATTAAGTTATGGCATATAATTATTTATCTCCTAATAGACAGATAAATCGCCATAATCTTTAATGACCCATCCATGACTCTTAACCAATAAATCAAATATAAAATCATCAGTCATAGGTTTTTTATAATCTAATTCATANACTTGAACATTATTATCCAATGAATATTCACAATCAGCTATTCCAATCCCTATAAAATTTTTAATAGCATGATTTGAAGTAGGGTATGTAATTAATANTAAATCTCCTCTTCTTAACTCTCCTTTAAAAATAGCTATTTCTCTGTTGCTAACTTTTACAAGAGATGTTACAATTAAATTTTGAGGGAAATTATTCTCTGGTTCTCTTTGCTGATATTTTCTAAGATTATTATACCAGAAATCTTCTGGAGTCTCACTCGAGTCAAATGGTATCATAATCGTAACTCAACTATTTTTTCATGACCTACAATAACATTTGGATGTACATGTATATCAATATTCTTTTCTTTTAATTTAAGACATAATGTTACATCTTCCATAGAAAAGTCTTTTGATGTTTTGATTTCTAAATATGTAGGCTCGAACCACGGGTATTGTAATTGTTCAAATATTCCATGTTTAAATAAAATAAAGCCAAATCCGACATACTCAACTTTAAATGACATATGTCTTGTGCGTACATCTTCCTTACCAATAAACTGAAACGATCCGTTTTTTTGAAAATATTCTTCGTCCCAATATTCAACAGCAGCAAACTCTTTATCATTTGCCATAATATACAATCCTGATATTACATCAGCACCCTCTTTATATAATAAATCAAAATCAGATGGAGAAAATACGATATCATTATCAATCCACAAAACATAATCGTATTCCATACCATTAAATGGCTGTTGATCAGAGCCTTTGGTCGGAGATCCTAGCATACATTTATTGCGTACTTCGTATATATTGCGTGAATAGGCGCTACAGAAATATACCTTAAATCCTTTATTGTTTAAATGCTTAATTAAATAAGTTAAACATTTAATAAAATTCCCAGCAAAACTATCTCCCGGGCAACATATAATTATAGTCTTATTCATTTATCTTTATAAAATTAAAATCTCCTCTTCGAAGATCGACAGTTTTATCTATTAATAAATCTATATTTTGATTTTTTATACGCCGACAAATATCAATATCAACAAACTGTTGTTCAGATTCTGTTGTACTTACATGCGGACGGAACCANGGGTATTCTAATTCCTCAAAGACTCCCTGTCGTATAAAAACAAAATCAAAATCTAAATAGTCAGCTTTAATAAAATCACCATCTTCTGTGAGAGATTTATATCTACCATCTACTTTTCCAGATATAAATTTATAATTAGAAAACTTATTATATAATTTAATAAATTGGGAAGGTGTAAAGATAATTTTATTACTCAAGAAAACTAATATATCATACTTAATTGTTTGTTGGTATGGTATTTGGTTAGGGCCAGATAATACATTACCACCTAAACACATTTGCTTTGCATAAAAGGCATTACAACTTACATGTTGAGAGATATGATAACGTATACCGGTTTTATTTAAATATGTGGTTAATGTTATCCATGATTTTAAAAACTCAGCACTATAGGTATAGTCAAAAAGATTGAATACAATGGTCATTCCTGCACAATTATTTACAAAGATAATTTAGGAAACCACTAATTCTTCTTGAACTTGCTATCTTTATCAATAGCAAAATTAGCTCTACTAAACTCTAAACGATCAACAAATTTAACAGCATTACCTGTTGCATCAATAGCAACATACCCTTCTGGATCTGTTACTACTAAATCTCCATTAGTATCAAATAAATAATTTTTCATACTAACCTCACGCATCATATTATTATACTTTTGTATAAAAATATCTTTACACTGTTTTATTGCTTTTTGAAATTCGAATACACTATAAATATCTTCAGAAGCATCTTGTATTAAAGATAATAACTGTTGTTTATTTTGAGCGGCCCGGGCCTTACCGGTATCGCTTTTAAGTTTTTCTATTTGCTTATCTATTCTACCTGTAAACCATTGTTTGAACCGTTCAAACGAAGTTGCAGTGTCACTTAAAAACTCACCAGTTCTTATTTCAGTATTAATATATGTATTTAAATTAGATAACAACTTTTCAGTGACTTTATTAAAATCTATACTTACTAACCGTTGTTTTGCGAGATCTATTAAAAGATTTACATTTTTAGTTTCTTCATTAGTTAAAGTAATATACCCTGCATCACTTTCAAAATAAGCATCCTTAACATATACTCCTGTCCCCGGATCTAAATTTGTAACATCAACTCCAAATTTTTTAGTCGAAAATCTAACATACCCTTCTTGATCTAACGTAACATCATATTCTGTATGAAATACAACACCAATTTGTGAGTTTAATATTTTTTGACCCTCTTCACTAGCGGCTGGCACAGCGTACACTATAGTATTAGGCTTAAATATTACATGTTGTACCCCATCAATGTCATTAATCTCTTTTATCTCGTTATCAAATAAAAAATCACCTTGATATGCAGAGTTAAAACTTAGATTTTTAAAATGCATGAATGTTTGAACTAATTTATCAACTAATCCAGGGGCATGGGTGTGGTTTCTTTCAATCTCATCAACTGAATAATTAATTTTAGGTATTTTGTTAAAAGCAGACTTACTACCAACAAAAAACCTACCATTAGGATCAGATCCTAGTACTACTGCCGGGGCTCCATCATATTTTACTGTTGCGTTAACAGCTCGTGGTGTATCACTATCTAATATTTGTGTTAAAGCTTCAAGATAGTTAATAGCTCTCATAGCACCATCTTTTCCATCAGTAAGAATAAGCTCCTCGAGGTGAGTCAAGTGTTTATTCGGACCAGCTGCCTCATATAATGGGAAATATTTTTTATAAGTTAACATTTTCCTTGTTTATATATATTTACCTTTATTCCAGTACTATTTGATAACCAAGTATCACAAAAACCTTCTTCAATTAAATACTCTACAATCTTATTAGGTACTCTCTCACCCTCAATTCCATTATCCTCATCAAAAATACTAATAACATAAGGCATAATCTTTACCCTATATCCCATTATCATTGTATCATATAATCCTATTACAGCCATAATTTTTAACCTATATCAAATTACAATTCTAACTCCGTCTTTAGCTATTTCAAATTTAAACCATTTATGTGTAAGATTAAGCCGAACAACAGCACGTAAAGTCATCTTTTTTATATTTGCAAACTTACAATCGAACTCGTTTACCGACTCGTCTTTGCTCATACCTTTTTTACCGCTTGCTGAATAATTAACTATAACAATATAATCATC